AAATCTGCTGCAGTTTGGTATGTGGCTCAGACGGATGCTACCATTAAAGACTTGTCAGCTACAGTTGCTGAACTAAGTTCCGCTAACTTGAAGAGAGATGTAGATGTTAACGCTAGTAATATTACAAACATTGACGGTGATGTTAAATCTCTAGGCAATCATTTAGCTAGAGGCATAGGTGACAGCAATGACATACTCAGACGTATTAGTGTACTGGAAACAGATGTAATGTACATGCAGAGAGAAATATATAAGGATGACCGTTAATGGCACGAGAACTAACAGATAAACAACAAAAGTTTTTACAGGTATTGTTTGATGAAGCAAACGGTGATGTACCTTTTGCTAAGAAACTGGCAGGTTATGCTGAAGGCACAAGTACTACCGACATTGTAACTGGATTGAAGGAGGAGATACTTGAAGCAACACAAATCTATATGGCACGTAATGCTCCTCAAGCTGCCGTTGCATTGGCAGGTGGTATGCTTGATCCAACTCAACTGGGTATACGAGATAAGTTATCTGCTGCAAAAGAATTGCTTGACCGTACTGGATTGGTTAAGACTGAGAAGATGCAAGTAGAATCTACAGGTGGGGTAATGTTAATGCCACCTAAGAAACAAGAAGAAGATGAATAGATCATTAGGACGATTTAAACTACCACAGCCATTAGATATACAAGAAGAAAATGAATGGCTACCCATACCTAAAGTAGCACGTACTGTTCCTTTTGGGTATAAAGTTAATGAAGAAGATCCTGATATACTAGATCCTATTCCAGACGAGTTAAATAAATTACAGCAAGCTAAGAAATATCTAAGCCAATATTCTTATAGAGAGGTAGCCAACTGGTTAAGTACAAACACAGGCAGATCTATATCCCACGTAGGTTTAATGAAACGATTGACGAATGAGCAACGACACAAGAAGCAAGCTACAAGCCTCCGCAACTGGGCAGACTATGCGAAAAAGGCAATCGCCAAAGCGGAAAAAATTGAAAGCCAAAGAACAGGCGCAAGAAGAAAAGTCGTTACAGCCTAAAGTAGAGGCACAACCACTTAGAGTAGAAGAAACACGTAATGTTATATTCAAACCTAATGAAGGACCTCAGACAGATTTTCTTGCCGCTTCCGAAAGAGAAGTTCTCTATGGAGGCTCTGCAGGCGGTGGTAAGTCTTATGCTATGTTGGCTGACCCTCTCCGCTATATGGGCAATCCTAGTTTTAGTGGTCTTCTTCTCAGACACACTACAGAGGAACTCAGAGAACTAATATATAAAAGTCAAGAGTTATACCCTAAAATATGGAAGGGTATAAAGTGGTCAGAGAGAAAGATGCAGTGGACTGCACCCTCTGGCGCAAAACTCTGGATGTCATACCTAGACAGAGAAGACGATGTGCTACGCTACCAAGGTCTAGCATTTAGTTGGATAGGGTTTGACGAACTTACACAGTGGGCAACTCCGTTTGCTTGGAACTATATGAGATCACGATTACGATCAACAGATCCTGAACTTCCAGTATATATGAGAGCTACCACTAATCCCGGAGGTCGAGGACATCACTGGGTTAAGAAAATGTTTATTGATCCTGCCGCTTATAATACAGCATTTAATGCTACAGATATAGAGACAGGAGAAGAATTAAAATACCCATCAGGGCATGAAAAAGCAGGTAAAGCATTATTTAAAAGAAAGTTTATACCTGCAAGATTAACGGATAACCCATATCTATCTACATCTGGTGACTACGAAGCAATGCTTCTCTCGCTACCAGAACAACAAAGAAGACAGTTACTAGAAGGTGATTGGGATATTAAAGAAGGCGCAGCCTTCACAGAGTTTGATAGAAAGATACATGTTGTTGACCCATTTGATGTACCAAATAACTGGGTAAAGTTTAGAGCATGTGACTACGGATATGGAAGTTATTCTGCAGTAGTATGGATAGCAGTAGCACCAGACGAACAGTTAATTGTATATAGGGAGCTATATGTATCAAAAGTATTAGCTACCGATTTAGCTGACATGATATTAGAGTTAGAGTCAGGTGATGGAAATATTCGGTATGGTGTGTTGGACAGTAGCCTTTGGCACAAACGTGGGGATACTGGTCCATCTCTGGCAGAACAGATGGTACAACGAGGTTGTCGCTTTAGACCGTCAGATCGCAGCAAAGGCTCAAGAGTCTCAGGAAAGAATGAACTCCATAGACGATTACAAGTTGATGAGTTCACAGAAGAACCAAGATTAGTATTCTTTAGTAACTGTCATAATATAATTGCACAATTACCTGCATTACCTATTGACAAGAAAAATCCTGAAGATATTGATACAAACGCAGAAGATCACTTGTATGACGCATTAAGATATGGTATAATGTCAAGACCACGTTTTAGTATATTTGACTATGATCCTAACTCAAATCAAACTAGTCGTATGCCAGTTGCTGATGCAACATTTGGATATTAAGGAAGTTATATGGCAGAAGAAGATGAAATTTTTATAGAAGAAAATGCAGCATCATTAGACGATAGCACTAATTCTATCTTAGATGATAAATCTGCAAATAATATTATTCCTTTTATAGAGGAACGATATAAGAGAGCAGATGACTATAGAGAACAAGATGAACAACGATGGCTAAGAGCGTACCGAAACTATAGAGGTATATATGGCTCGGATGTTCAGTTTACCGAAGCAGAAAAGTCAAGAGTATTTATTAAGGTTACTAAAACAAAAACCCTTGCAGCTTACGGACAAATTGTTGATGTACTATTTTCAGCAAATAAGTTTCCTTTAACTATTGAACCTACTAAATTACCAGAAGGTGTAGTTGAAGATGTTAGCTTTGATCCCAAAGAACCTGAACAGTTACGTAATACCAAAGAACCTGAAAGTCCATATGGCTTTGCAGGAGATGGTAAAGAATTGCCTGCAGGTGCTACAAAGAACTCTTTATTATTAGGTCCATTAGAAGGTAAGCTTGACGATATAGATGGAGTAAAAGAAGAGATAGGTAAAACGCCTACTGCTGTTACATTTAGTCCTGCTATGATAGCAGCAAAAGGTATGGAAAAGAAAATACATGATCAGTTACAAGAGTCAAGTGCTAATAAACATTTAAGAAGTACAGCATTTGAAATGGCTTTATTTGGTACTGGTGTAATGAAAGGACCATTCGCTGTAGATAAAGAATACCCTAATTGGACAGATGAAGGTACGTATGATCCTACTATTAAAACTGTACCACAAGTTTCTCATGTATCGGTATGGAACTTTTATCCAGACCCTGATGCAAATAATATGGATGAGGCACAGTATGTTATAGAGAAGCATAAGCTATCACGATCACAGCTACGTGCCTTAAAGAAAAGACCTTATTTTAGAGATAGTGTTATTGAGGAAGCTATAGCAGATGGAGAAAATTATACCAAAGATTATTGGGAAGATGATCTATCTGATTATGCACCAGAGCATAGTATAGATAGATATGAAGTACTTGAATATTGGGGTACTTGCGATGTTGAAATGCTTAAAGCAGAAAATGTAGAAATACCAAACGAACTTGCAGACCTAGAAGAAGTATCTGTAAATGTATGGATATGTAATGGTAAATTATTGCGCATGGTACTTAATCCATTTAAGCCTTCAAGAATACCTTATATGGCTGCTCCTTATGAGCTTAATCCATATTCTTTTTTTGGTGTAGGCATAGCCGAAAATATGGATGATACCCAGACGCTAATGAATGGGTTTATGCGTATGGCTGTAGATAACGCTGTGTTGTCTGGTAATTTACTTATAGAGGTAGATGAAACTAACCTAGTTCCCGGCCAAGATTTGTCAGTATATCCCGGAAAAGTCTTTAGAAGACAAGGGGGTGCGCCCGGCCAAGCTATCTTTGGCACAAAGTTTCCTAATGTTGCAGGAGAGAACTTACAGTTATTTGATAAAGCACGAGTACTAGCTGATGAAAGTACAGGCTTTCCTAGTTTTGCACATGGGCAAACAGGAGTACAGGGTGTAGGTAGAACTGCGTCAGGTATGTCTATGCTTATGAACGCTGCTGCAGGCAGCATTAAAAATGTTATTAAAAATGTAGATGATTATTTACTTAGACCGTTAGGAGAAGGTCTGTTTAGATTTAATATGCAGTTTGACTTTGATCCAAAGATTAGAGGAGATCTGGAAGTTAAAGCTAGAGGAACAGAAAGCTTAATGGCTAATGAAGTACGTAGTCAAAGATTAATGCAGTTCTTACAAGTTGCATCTAATCCTGCGCTTGCACCATTTGCTAAAATGGATTACATTATTAGGGAAATAGCTAAAGCTCTTGATCTTGATCCTGAGAAAGTTACTAATGATATAAGAGAAGCAGCCGTACAAGCAGAATTAATGAAAGGCTTTAAGCAAGAATTACCACAACCTCAACCAGAAGGACAACCACAAGCTCCTGCAGGTGCAGATGCAATGGACATGACAGGTGCAGGTGGAGGAACAATAGGAATAGGTCAAGTACCACAACCACAAGAACAAGGATTTAGCGGAAATGGACAAGCAGCTACTCAGCCGCCTCAAGCCGATGGTCAACAACAAGGAAATGTTGGACCACTTCAATAACTATATAGATGCTGTTATACAGCAACAACATAGAGTTATGGAACAAACAGATAATATAGTTGTTTTGCACAGAGCGCAAGGTGCTATTTCTACATTACGTAGGCTCAAACTTCTTAGAGATGAAGTAATTAATTAAAGGATATAATATGCAAGTAACCCCTAAACAAGCAGAAAGTTTTACTGACACAATTAAAGAAGCAGTAAAGAAAACAGAAAGTATTGTATTAGATTTTTTAATTGATAATGATCTAATTAGTGGTAATGCTTTGAACAAGTATACCGAACTTAAATATGGAGATACTGGTTATGATCCTAATGTTAAAAATATAAGTCCTATATTTGAAAGAGCATTAGAAACTCCAAAAAGAGATAGTGAGCGTATATCTCAAATAGAAATGCGTGAACGAGGATCAAAAGTTCCAGATAGACTTAACATGAATAAAGGTGGTATGCCTACGCAAATGCAAATGGCTTTTATGGATGATGGCGGTCTTAAAGACGAAGGCGGTGAAGTAGAACCTATCTCTGGTAATGACGTTCCTTCTGGTTCATTAAAGGAAGAAGTGAAAGATGATATACCAACTATGTTAAGTGAAGGAGAGTTTGTATTCCCTGCAGATGTTGTACGGTATATTGGTTTAGAAAAACTTATGATAATGAGACAAGAAGCTAAGATGGGCTTAAAGCGTATGGACC